CTTCCTTAGAGACGGCGCGGTCAGCTTTGTTGACGGCATAACTGCTGATCGCCATAGCTATCGTGACCAGCAGCCCTAAAACCCATTGGACCCATTTCGCGTTGCCATTCATAGCGGCCTCAGTAAATGTTTCATTGATCACCCTCCATATTTCAATTCAACTGATTATGGATTACTAGGGTTTTGTTCCCTTCCAGTTCTATTTCTGGATGGCAAATGCAATGTGTGCTCTCGGTGTGCGGCGGTAATGGAATCCCATCCTCGTCGCTTGGCACAACATGAACATGATATCCATCCGTAGATTCAATAACTTCCCAGCTCATACCGGCCACCCCTGCGTGATGTCGTAAGCCTCCACTTCCGCCACCGTAGTCAGGGCGGCGACGGCGTCTTTGTGGGTCCACGAGGTGGCGTAGATAGCTTGCCCACGAGCCATCACCGCCAGCCCCATGTCCAGCATCTGCTGCGGCGTCAGATAGTGGATGCGGTCCTCCTGGTCCCGGAACATCATCACAGGGTCAGTCACGCCCTGCTGGGCGAGCACGGTTGCCGCCGCTGCATTTGCCTGAATATTGCGGGCGTCTATGATGTCCCTTGTTTGGATTGTCCCCGCCTGTCCATCCGGGAAGGTATAAGGCACGCCTTCGGCGTTCTTGGCATCCCGCAAGGCGTCTATGGCGGCGAGTTTGGCATCCTTCGCTTCGGCAAGCGCAATGTCGGCCTTTTTACGTACCGTGCCGTTGACATATTCATACTTTGCCGGATTGTCATCCTCGGCAAGCGGCACATCGGCCACATCAACCACCTCCCATTGATGGGCCGCTAATACTGAGCTGGGATATACGTGAGCCGCCGTTATTACGGCCTTTTCTGTTTGGCTTAAGACCCCGAGTGCAGCTACTTGACCATCAAGCAATAATACTTTCATCGTCCCTCCTCACTAAGACCCAAACAACAACAAGACGCTGTCCGACAGTGCGCGGCCTATTAACCTATTGTTCGACACGGTCGTTGTTAAAACGCCGGTTGGAGTAACGTAGTAGTATCTCCCTGCGGTAAGGGACAACCCGTGCACTAGCCCCTGTGTGATGACTGGGCATTGTGCAGACGTATTAGCGTCATCCAACGCTATGCCGAGACCATTGCTCGACACAAAAACGCTTGCCGTGCCGTAGCTAGAGTTGCCATCATCTCGGTAGCAAATCAAGGCATGGGTAGAGTCTAAAGTTGCGGCTGAAATATAAGACGTCGTGGCAGTGTTAAACACATACTCACTGCCGAAGCTAACTGATGTACCACTAATAGTGGCTACTATTGCCGTGCCGTAGTAAGAGTTGTCAATATCTCGGTAGCAAATCAAGGCATGGGTAGAGTCTAAAGTTGCGGCTGAAATATAGTCCGTCATGGCGGCGTTAAAGACTGTTCCGGCGCGCACGTAAGGATAAACCTTGGCATCCTCCAATATTTGCACCACGTTAAGGGCTGTTATGTCCGCTCCCGCCTGTGGGACAAAGAATAGTTTCTCCGACAAGGCCCACGCACCGGCGGAAGTGCTGTTGGATAGCAGGGATATGATGCAGTGTTTATGGGCGTCCACATAGCCCACCAAAGCCCCTCCGTAGTCTTCCACCCTAACCGCATATTCGCCTTGATTATCAATGATGTGCGCGGGGCCGCCCACATCCATCGTTGTCGCATCCGGCAGAGTTACCCGTACTCCTACGACGGCAGGTGTGATTTGCAGCAGCGTCGGCGTGCTGGTGAGGGTAGTGTCGGTGGTGGCCGTGACGACGTTGGTGATGCGGCTCGATACCTGTGCCGTTCCATTCGCTTTGTGGCGGGTCAAGTGGAAGGTGTCGGTGGCGACGGCCCGCACTACCACCTTATCGTTGGCAGCGCAGGTCATGGTGTTACCGCTCGCCACGCCGTCGATGAGCATCTTTGTGCCCGCCGTGAAACTACAGGCGCCAGCGCAAATCAGCGTGCGCTCCGCTCCGGCCTGCGGCGCGTTGGGGAAGCCCGTCACGGTAGCGGTGCCGGTGAAGTTAATGAGGTTGCCCGCCGCGCTCCAAATGTCGGGGGAGGACGCGGAGGCGACGGTAGCCATTGCGAAGTTCTGGGCGCCGGTAAAGGTGTTGGAGCCCAAAGAAGCAGTGTTTAACAAGGATCTTGTTTGATCCGGGGTTAATTCCTCCACCTCCCCTGATCCTGTACTCACTCTGCCTAACAATCTGGAGGAAGCAACATTTTGTATCTTAGAGAAGGACACAACCGATGGGTTAATGGTCCATGATTCTCCAGAGACCGTAATATCGCCTTTGTTGCCGTCTGTTACTCCTCCCCCGCCTCCGCTTCCTATAGCATTAAATATCACACCATCATTTGAATACTGCCATTGATTTGTGTCCTTATTATATTTGAGTTTAGGCTTATTTACATCTGCATTGTTAACCGTTATTGTAATACTATCATCCTCTCCTGCGCCTATTGAGAAGTCAAGACTGTTGGTTCCAGTATCAGTATTCTGACTGTGCTTCTTGGCAACAGCATCATCAACATCCGTCTTATTAGGGCCGTCAGCCAACCCAACAGAATCATTCACATGATATGGGATTTTGCCGTCTGTCAAACTGGAAAATATTCCGTTGGCAGCAAGAATATCATGTTCGCTCAGATCCAACGATCTATCTGCGCCGGAGTAAGGAACCGCCTCGCCTGAATATAATACAGTCCCGCCGCTCCTTAGGTTAACAGATGCCCCGTCCGTTGCTAGGAAAGACACGGTATTTTCTACTGTCAACGTCTTGCCGCTGCCTAATGTAAAGGTAGCTTGAGAAGCAGGCTCTGTTATGATAACATTATTAATCGAATCTGCTGAAGCATTCCCTATATCTGGAGTAATCAGTTGAGGAGAGTTAAGCACAGGGTTATTGGAGAAGACCAGATTGCCTGTCCCTGTCTCTCCACTTATAACAGAGGCCAACTCGGAACTTGTGGTGCTGGCAAAAGATGATAACTTGGTGTTTGTAATAACATATTTTAAATCATCAGGTGTTATGACACGAGAAGTATCTGTGCCTGCCAATGCTTCAGCATTTGTAGCTAGTTCCACAAGACCTGCCGTTGTAGTAGTAGCATCATCAACATTGGCCTGCAATAAATCCCAATTTGCTCCGACTTCCGTGTAGGTTCCTGCTGGGGAGGAGTCAACGTTACAAATTAAAGCATCATTTACATCTACATCAATACCTTCTGAACCCCCGATCTTCCCTGCTACAGATACTTTGTAATAATCTCCCGTATCTGCTGCAGGAAAGTTAGGATTAGCAGAGCAGTCAATAGCCCCTTTATAGGTCAACCCTCCAATGCCTGATATTGCTGTGTCAACATAGGTTTTTACGGCTTTTTGTGTAGGTATTCGAGAATCACTATTGGCGGTAAGTCCACCATCGGTATCAAAAATCTCACCAGAAAATCCGCTTGTGAGATGAAGGATTGGAACTGTTAAGACATCAGTTTCAGAATTATAGGTAAATTCCGCTTCTCCTGAGAATACACTGGACTCATTAGCAAAAACAACAGAGTTTGGAAGAAGTTTACTTCCTGAAATACCAACTGCTGCAGATAAATTAGCCAAGGCTGAATCAATAGGTCTTATAGTCTCTTGCGTAAGATGATAAGGCCAATCCTTATCCCCAACATTTATTTCAGCAAGATTGTAATTGGGAGTAAAATCACGAGTTATTTGATACTCCGCCCCAGATTCCCCGCTTCCTGCGTAATTAACAGACAGACGAATTTGGGTGTTTGAATCAACGGCGGCTATTTCATAAATGGCATTCTCCGACTTTTTCTTAAAAGTGTCTCCTACGGACACCTCGGTAAGCCAGTTGGTGCCTACACCAGTAACAATGTTACTGCCGTTTACAACCGTTACCGTTCCTGTGGTATATTGTGCCATTTTTACTCCTTGTCTATATAACCTATATGAATTATAAATTACAGGCCAAATGCAAGTCAACCTGTTTTTAGTGTCACTATTTCAAATCATCAAGCATCTCCAAAACGCCGCTCAGTTTTCTCTCTAGAGATTCCTTTAATGCAATAATATCTTCCTTGGTGTACTTTATTTTGGATATGTTTTGCACGCCTTTTGTATTATAAAGAACAAATGACACTTCAAACTGATGCTTCGGGTCGCTTTTTGCTTTGTCAACATCTTCCTTTTTGATAACAATATCTCCCTTTTCTTTCCTTAACCTATAATTCTCAAACATGCTTCTCCTCCTATGCGTTAGGCACTCTTAACACTCTATACCCTGTTCCCCCTGAATCATTAGCCCCTGCGGTTATTTGTTGGGAATTTGCGCCTCCTACCCGTATTTGAATAGGATTGCTACCGGTTGCTCCGTATCCTATATCAATCGCCCCTGGGGCTGACACTGCAAAAACTGTTGTGTTATCTGAATTAAGTCCTGCTATTTTCTTGGAGGTCCCCCCGCTATCTTTAACGTACAACCCTAAATTATTATTCAGAACTACATCACCAGTTGATGTAAGTCCGGCAAAAGAAGGGGAGGAAGAGGTCTTAACTGCTTGATTTAGATAATCTGAGAAATGATATCCGTCCCACAAATCCGAATTCAAATTTGTGCAAACAGTTGTTGAAGCAATGGAAAACGGCGCAGTGCCTGTAGAAACAACACTTATCAACTGACCGTCTAATCTTATGTCCCCTATGCTATATATGGCCTCCCCGCCATAAAGAGAAATAGCATATAATCCCCAGGAGTAATAACTATTTGCATATACTCCAATACTATTATTACTAAAACCTTCTACTCCATAACCGCTTTCAGCAGCATAGCCTTCCACTGCTATACCAGTCTGAGTCTGTGCATAAATAGTAACCTGATCTTTTCCTAAAGCATAAATAGCATTATAAGAACTATTAGTAGATCCAAACTTCCCTATTACCAAATCTGTTCCTACCGCCCTCAGCCCTATTGTAGCAAGATTTTCATATGTGCCATCCCCTCTATCTCCAAAAAACCATAACTCTCCAATAGCTTGACAAATATAAATACCTTTTCTTTTTGGAACAATAATAGGCCGATTGCTAACCGAAACAGTATGCGCTGTGACGCCAGAACAACCAGTAAGAGAAGTAGCTGTTTTCCCTGTATAAGAAACCGTATCAATTGTTGAATCCAGTATAAGACAGTTTCCTGAAGAATCAAAGTCACTTGTGCTTCCTAAATAAATGGTAGTGGCTCCGTTTGCACAGGATTGGGCCAAATATGATCCCTGGGTTTGAAAAGATGACCCATAAAAGGAACCCCTAGCAAACATATTTCCGTCATTGGTTATATAAGTTAGCCAATTTGATCCGTCATAATACCCCATATAGTTGGAATTCAAATACAATCCAGCTCCAGAAGGAGATTGAAGCGGAGTAGGAATGCCTGTAAGATTGGTGCTCCAATTTGCGCCTACGGTAGCGTTGTCCTCGGGCTTGCCTGTCCCGCTTACAGTTGACCAAGGGACACTGCCTCCAACAATGGTTATATTGCCCTTGACCGACAAGGTGCCTGAAGAATAGGTGATGTAGCTAGATGAATCTCCTACGGAAAACTGAGGAACTCCGCCTGCCGTAATTCCCAGGTAAAACCCTGTGCCTGTTGCATAAGCGGTTTGCCCGCCGCGTATATGCTGTCCGACAGCAATCTCGCCTGCGGTTAATTTCCCTACACTAACACTGGCTATATGAGCATCATTAACCGCCAAGGACTCAATATACGCACTCCCTATTACCTCATTGGCAATGGCATTCCACGCAAGATCATGATACCCGTTTATATTGGTTGCAATAATAAATTGATTGTCAGCAAGAACAGGGTTGGTATTAGTTGTACTATAATATGAAGAGGATCCGTCCCAATAGATATATTTATTGCTTGTGTTTCCTGCCGCTATTGTATAGGCAACACCATTATAATACAAGGTGTGTTGATTCCATGATACGTATCCTGAAGACGGAGAATTATTGGTCCATGAATCCCCGCTTACAACAGGAATCTTCGTAAACAATTTTGAAGCCGTTATGGCAAAATCATTTATATCTGTTGGTTCTATATTCAACCCTGTGGTGGTTGCATCGGCACCTACAGCTGAGGATTCCTGCCCATAGGAATCTACAACTTTAACCTCGATATAAACTGCTACCTCCGAGCCGTATAAATCAAGTTCGGAAGAGGTTAATGCTCTGTGAATAAAGGTTCCTTGACATTCCTTCCAAGACTCCCAAGCCCCGTTATCAACCTTTAATCTATAAAGAAAATGAGAGAAATCGGCTTCTGTGGAGGGAGACCAATTAAACTGAGCACTCTTAAACCACCCTTCTCCTATTATCGAAGCTACAGGAGCAGGAGCAGAATTAACAGCCGTTCCTGATACTGCTGAAGAGATATTATTAAAAACATCAACAACCTTTATTGAATAAGACACCGAAGGATCAGCAGATCCGTTATCAGATTTATTCTCATCAAAGGTATATACATATCTATTGTCCCCTACAATCTTTTCCTTGCCATTTAAAGTCACAATATAGTGTTTAAAATCTTCATCATTGCATTTGGTCCAATTTAACAAAAGATGTTTGGAATAAAAATCAACGGTTACTGTATCAACAGGATCAGGAGCAACATTGCTCACCGCTAAAGTAGCGGGCTTGCTTGTTTTCTCATTAAATATATTTACCGCATCTACCGAGATTACAAATGATGCAACAGGAGTGCCATTTCCGTCTTTTACATTCTGCTCGAATGTATAGGTAAACAGCGACTCTGTTGTTATATAACCTTTTCCTCTTCTAGTAACGCCATCGGATTCATATATCTGAACGTAATAATGCTTAAACAACAGGTCAGGCATTGAGGTTGCTGCGCCATAGGTTTCACTTCCTGCATCACTATTCAAATCAACCACAGACACTCTTCTCCATGTGAAAGCAACATCCTTGCCTGTAAATATTGTAGTATTAGGATGATCGACGATTTGTAAGCCTACCACTCGATAAAGACCTCTCAAGGCGCTGTTGTCACTGGAAGTAGTTATTGATGTTCTATTTGTGTCTCCTATAACAGTAAACGGAGATAATTCATTGGCAGGATTATATCCTTGAACAACAAAAACATAAGTGGTGTCAGGTTTTGCTCCTGAGAATATTGCTTTTTTCGTATTAGTGGAAAGAGTAATGACAGGTGTCAGTCTTCCTGAAACAAGTTCAAATACAGAAATTAATGCTCCTTTACAAACAGCATTTGTATCGGTCTCATAATTTATAATTATGCTTCTTTCTATTGTGGCATTTATTGAATTTACAGAAGTTTTCTCTGTGGCAGTAACAGAAGTAATAACAACCAATCTGTTAAGAGATGAATAATTTACAGGCGTAGAGAATACTTTTCCACTGTCAAATGTATATACCTCATCATAATAATCAACACAGGTTAATCCTATAGTTTGATCTGATGTTTTCCTGACTCCTACTACAATGACAGGTTTAACAACAACTGATGTGACTCCGATCACATACGGATCATATTGTTGAGGAACGGTAGAGAATGTGTCACTTATTGTTAATGTAGTATAATCCCCAGGCCCCATGCCTGAATATAAAGTCTTTGTAACAATGGTGTCATTAGATAACCTTATTTTTATTGTATAATCAGCGCCTGTCTTCCCTGATTCTATAGTTATGGTTCTATCGAGTGTGACGGTATTGCTGGTAGCAGACACTATTCTGCCACTATACCCCCACTGAGGAACATCATGCGCCAAATCAATTCGATCCCCTATCTCACAAGCAATAGCATCCACATCCGCCGAAAAATCAATTATCCTGCGTTGATATTTATTATAAGCAAGATACCTATATCCTAATCTATTGGCTTCAGAAGTTTTTGTTACTCCTATAAAAGACTTGTTTACCTTGTTGGACGGTCTCTCGGAGGTCGTATCCACCAAAGTCAAGGTAGTTCTGTTATAATCTTGATCCTGATCAACAAATTCAACCTCAAGCTCTCCAGTCCTTTCATTCAAAGACAGGAAGGTTTCTTTGAAGGTATCCTCCAGTATATTGCCAATCGTAAATAACTGAACAGGATTCCTAGCTTTTTCAACTACAAACTTAACAGTAGTGCCAGACCATACAGGGCAGGCATAAGACATTTGACACACACTCAATACTGCATCCCATACTGTAGTTAACGAATCAAAAACCCCGTTAAAAGTAGATCTTCTCTCCAGCCCCCCGCTACCATTATCAACAAGCTCATCACAATAATCCGCCCATTCCAGAACGGAATCTAAATTTACATAAGAAGGATCATAAGCATCATATCTAGCCACAGACAGATATACAGGCTGGGTAAGAATGTCAAATGCTACCCAAGCAGGATTATCCGAATATTCAGTTCTCCAGCTAGGTGTAGCCGAATAGGAAGTGCCGTTGGTCCATTCTGTTCCTGAAGATCCGTCAACAAGAGCAAGAGCACCATGTCCTGTTTGCTCCCAATAACTGCTCCAACTGCTGCCTGTTACAGGCCTTGTGTCAGAAGAGGACACATGATTGGCAATGCAACGATAGTTTTTGCCGTCTGTTCCTAAAACTTCATCGGCTCTATATACTCTGACCAATTTTCCAAATACGTCACAGGAGAATTTCAGACTCCCTGAGATGTGTTCAGATGCAAGGGCCTGTAAACCTGCAAGCGCCATTCGAGGATACACCTGATTATTGTTATATACCTCAACAACGGAATAAAGCCTAACAGTATCACCCCAGCGCATTGAATCAACATCGGCGCTTATTTTGGTTACCCTTATCTCATACTCTCCGTGAGATAAATTTCTCAGCTTAATGGTATATGTAAATGGAGAGGTATCAACCTTGTCTACAATCAAATAATCATTGGCAACCGGCGTTATTTTAGTTTCCTCTATCCAATGCCACCACACCCCGCCAGTCGGATAAGGCTCATTTTCATAATGCTCACTTATATCCGAGGACCCTGACATTACTTCTATCCAAACCGGGCCGGAATCATTATATGCGTAATATCCGGCAGACCACCTTCCAGGGACAACAATGCTGGTATCCCCCCCGGTTTTAAGCACATGGCGAAACGATTCCCCTAAAGTGGAATTTCTAACTTCAACAGATACCTTTATGGGGTTGGAAGCCACATCTCCTGCATCATCAATATGGTAAACCCCCTTGGGGAATGACAAAACAATCTCCAAACCATCAAAGCTATTACCCGGAGTAGTATAAGTATAAGATCCAGAGTCCGCTCTAACCTCTCTGTTAGGAAGGTAGGTTACTTTTGTAGCATCAAACAAAGATATTGCTGTTTGGCTCAAATACCCCAATCTTGTATCAACAACCACCCCAGGATAGGAACTAAGCAACTGATCATTTACCCTTAAATTGGAGATGGCTTTTACAGGACCCATCCCTAATCCAATTAACAAATTCAATTTGGATTGATCGGTAGAGAATCCTTCTCCCAGGTCAAGATAGCCTGATATTATATTTCCGTAAACTCTATGCTTGCCATATATTATAGGGATAGGAGCCCCTTGTTGTTGTGTTGTAACAGGATTCCACGAATATACATTCGACCTGTCATAATCAGAACTCGGTAATTTAGGAGAAGGAAGAACAGCATTGACCAACATTGACCCTGCTATTATGGTTCCTGCAGTAGCAAGGGCTTGTCCTATGTATGCACTGGCCAGAATGGCATCCGCAGCAAACTCGCCAAACAGCATTTCTCCCATTGTTGCCCCGGCTGTGTACCCCAGAGGCCCCATTACCTGTGTTGCAACAAACACAATGGCGATTGCCGCAATGGTTCTTAATATGTCCCCGCCTTCTATTTTAGGAGTAAATACAATACAATCCCCGGGTTTTATTTTTGTAATAGGGAAATCTTGTTGAGATATTGGAAGTCCATTTACTGATACCACAAAATCAACATCTATAGGAACTTCAGAATTCCTTAAATCCAGCAAGGAATAATAATGACAATCCTTAACCTCCACTGTCCTTTTAGTTCGGTCAAAAGGGCTTTGTATTTTTACTAATTGAATTCCTTCCATTCGTAGAACCCTCTAATCCTATTAACCCAAAATCTATTATTTAAACTCTCAACACAACAACCCTTATTCCTTTGCATGTGAATAAAAGACCTTCTATCCTCCAATACAACCCCTATGTGAGATTCATAAGGAGGTATTATTGAAAACAATACTAAACAAAAAGGAACAGGATAGTCAAGCCTTATAAATTTGCCCTTATTTTCTTCCACCACATTATCTATGATCTTAACATCCTCAGTTATTATATCATATTCAGGTAATGATTTGCCTAGTCTTTTATAAATCTCTTTGCACAATCCATAGCAATCAAGTCCTTCCTCAACAGTTCTCCCGCCTGCACGAAATTTTACAAACATAAGATCAGATATATCAAACAAATCTAACCCCTCCTTGCCCTAAACCTGTAAACCCTCCCCAATTTTCTATGTTATTCAGAGATATACAGGTTGATCTTCTGCCGTCACAAGAAGTAACAGGTCCACTATACTTGCATTCCGCCCCTTTAAATCTTGATACCCAATTACAAATTGTTCCTGAATATCTATATAAAGGAAATCTCTTATTAAGAGGGGAAGGAATTCCTAATTCAAAAGACACATATCGAGCATCAGCACTCGCCTTTTGCACTTCAAAAGTTAAATCCAATTCAGAAAAATCTTGATTCAACAAACTAGAATTAACCACTTGTATCAAAACAGAGGCTCCTACAATTCCGTCCTGCGCCTCCAAATAAGCCTGCATAACTCTTCCGGCATTGCCTATCCTTAGTACCACAGAAGGCAACTGCCCTTTCGAGTCCGAGGATATTTCATCAATGCTAAAATCAAATGCAGTAAATGTATTGCCTTGATAAACAACATCCTCATTGTTTCTAGCCAATCTAATAACTGTGGAATCAGGCATGGTAATAGTAAGAAGAACAATCCACGCTCCTGTGGAGGATAACTTATTCTTCTCAGTAATTATTAAGGAAGGCAAAGTAAGCATAGGTATTAAACCTCCCTAAGAGTAAAACTACATTCCCAACGATCATTATCAATTAAATTAAATGTAGGAATTGTATCAAATCTAACTGTATATGTTACATCCGTATAAGGATGAGTCCAGTTAAAGGAATCAACATTTTCAACAGTATCATAAAAAGTCTTTAAGGAGGATTTATCCGAATCACTTAGAACATTATAAACAACTTCAAATAATTTTGTTTGTCTTGTGGCTCTAAGTCTAGTTTGAACATAACCTGCTTCAGATTTGTTTTTAATTGCTCTATCCTCAATTATCTCTCGCAAAGGATAGTTTGGCGGAGTGGACAGAGAAGGAAAATTTGCCATAATTATACCCCCCTAAGTGGACCGTTATTCATCTTGTTCTTCAAAATTATACCTACAACCATTTTCTCAAGATCAAAGTCTATCTTTACATCTTCCTTACCCACAGGAATTCCTGTTTGATTATTTACATTAACAACAACACTCTTTGGTCCCAATCCTGTACCCCTAGGCAGAACAGTTTCCCCTGTCTGAAGAATGGCAGGAAATTCATCAGATGCAAGTCCTGTATGAAATCTAGGAGCATTAGCAAATACATTTGAGGGAACAATTCTATATCCTGACGGAATCACTCCGCCGCCGTGAAACAGTCCTGCAATCAAAGACGCACTTTTGGTTAGATTTAATGCCACCATTTGTCCTGCAATGTTTGTCCACGTTCTAAGAATGCTGTTTGCAAAGGCATTAAAATAATCCGAAAAAGAACTTAGCTTTCCTGTCAGAGCATCAAAGAACAGATCCGAAAAAGATTGGGACATGGATTTGGCAACATCCTCAGCAAGAGTCTTTAGATGAACTCCCCAATCACCAAAGTATCTTGTTGCCTCTTCAAGATACGATCTAAAGGTTCCTAAAAATCCCTTGTCAGCAAAAACCTCTGCCGGAGTTCCTCGTCTCCTAATATCAATACCTTTTAACAGTGAATCCAACTCCAATTTAAGCCTGTTCACAGCTTTGGTAAAAGCCTCTATTTTCTCTGTCTTTTCAGCCTCAAAAGCCTCTTCAACATCAGCAGGAATAGCAACTCCTATTTTCTCCATGGCAGATCGAATGCTGCTCATCCTATCAAGAAAAGCTTGCAGCTTTTTCTTTTCCGCTTCAATAGCAGCTTCCGTTTCTTTTTCACTCAATGTTTTTAAAGTAGAAAAATATAGAGCCGCTGACATCCTGCCTGTATCATACAGATTTTCAATCTCCTGTTTTCTAATGGAGATACTTGTTCTTTCTGCTATCAATTGATCCTCGATTCCGGCCACCATTACATTATACATTGCAGTTTGTATCCGCTCGACGGACTTTCTATAATCCTCATAATTGGCAATTCTGGCATCTATTTCTGCCTTATGAACATCTGTTTTGTTCCTTTCCTCCATTCGAGAAATCTCTGCCTCAGTGGACGTCAATACCGCTCTTAATGCCCTCTTCTTTTCTTCATCTCGAAGAACATCAAGTTTTTTCATTTCCGCATCAAATATCTTTCTAATAGCAATTCTACCGCCGCCTATAATTTTGCTTTCTTCCTCAATAGATTCCTTAACAACATCAAGTTTCCTCTTGTTATACTCCTCATCAGACAACCCTAAAACTCTATGCTCATACTCCAAATCGGCTAGTTTTCGCTGTCGAGAAAGCTCCGTCATCTTCTCTTCCGCTTTCATCGCCTTCATCATGGCTTCTCTTATTCTGGATTCATAAGACCTTACATCTTCTGGAGGGAGAACATCACCTTTGATCTTCTTTTTTTCTGTGCTTTCAATAGCTTTTAAATTGGCTTTTAAAGCCGCTATTCTATAATCCAATTCCTTTAAGGAATTATTTACAGCATCAGCATTGCCTTCCCCTCCATACTTCAACAGAAAATCTCTTCTGCTTTCCAATCCTTTCAACTCTTTTTGCAACT